ATGTACAAAATCAAGCAGATAAACACAGTTAAAGACTGTTACTGCAACTGGGAATACGACGGGGACAGGGAGCGATTCAGAAATACTGTCAACGGAGATAATTTTTTCGAGATATATAATCCCGAAAATAGAGCGGCTTCGTGGATAAATCCATTGAGCATAATTTCTGTAGACGTTTATAGTTCAGATGAAGATGAAGCGCGATAAATTTAATTTATTTATGATTCCATAAAAATTTAATAAAAGCTGAACTTGTTGAGAAAATCTCGCTGAGCGTACTCAGCATATTTTCAATTTTTAGATTTTTCTATCAAGTTCAGAGTAAAGGTGAGGTCTGTCGTATGGCAAACATTAAAAAGCAGGGCAAGCTTGACAGATTTCCCTTAGATGTAGGTTTTTTCACAGACGAAAAACTTAAGTATGTATGTTATAAAATCGGAAATAAAATGCCGAAGCTCGTATATCTACATATTATAGGCGTATTCATATATCAGGAAAAAGGATATTACTGTGAATGGAATGAAGACAAGGAGTTGTCGTTAGCCGCTGAATACGGTTTGACGGAAGAAGCAATTAAGGAGATGCTGGGGCTCTTTGTTAAGAGGTCACTGTTTGACGGCACACTTTTTAACAGGGATAAAATCCTGACGTCGCGACGAATACAAACAACATATATGAGGGCTTGTATCGAGAGGGAAACAATTCTGATTGACGAAAGATATATTGTATGCAGTCATGAAGATTTTGAGGAATTACCAGAGAAAGTCCTTAATAAACTCGTTTTTTTTACCGAAAACCACGAGGGAAATCTGATTAAACACGGGGTAAATGAAATTAAACCCGAGTTTTGGACGCATAGAATAGAAGAGAATAGAATAGAAGAGCATAGCATAGTAGAGAATAGCATAGTAGAGCAGAGTAGCGGCGCTACCCCTGTGGAAACTGTGGAAAACTCAAGAGGGCTGATTAGTAAAGAACTGGTTAATAAAAAAACGGAAGATGAAAATAATACTTTAAACTGGTTTGACCCTGCAGGAGAACTGATATTGAACAGAGGCAGAAAGCAGGAGTCGGCTTTTATCCTCACACAGAAATATGCGGCGGGATTGAGAGAGTCATTTCCGGACACGGATTTCAACAAAGTTATAAAAAAAATACAAAAATGGCTTGACAGCGACGTCAAAGGAGTATTTAAAGTTGACGATATAACACAGTTTATATTCGGCTGGTTTTACAGATGTCAACAAAACGGGTGGTATAAATTATCTAACGGTTCAAATGGTGATTCAGAAAACGACGAAAATTTTGATGTAGATAATTTTTTTGAAAAAGAAGTAAAAAGAGAGGCGAGAAAAAGCAGTGGTTGATTTGGACGTGTTTAAAAATCTGGAAAAACGACAGATAAGCGGAACGACATTTTTCTATCTGCCGGAAATATCAGGGGCGTATATCGGGCTGTATATTATATTCACTGAAAACCGAAATATTGATTACGAAACAATTTTACTCATAGAAAGTCTTCGTGCGCAAAAGTATGCAGTAGGAGTATTCCGTGATGTTCGCGAATCTGTTGAGGCGATACTGGATTATATGGGGGTGGTAAAAAGTGGCAGCAGAAAAGAGTCCTGATACTTTTGCGGATAAAATAATGGAGTTGATAACAGTCAAAAGAGACTATGCAGAAAAAAGAAAAAATCATTATGCGATGTCGGCGGACGAATACCAGTGGCGGTATTGGCATGGCTTCTACGACGGGCTGGACTGTTTGCTCGCAAACATCGAAGTGATGAATGAAGGGGATGGCGAAAAATAAAAAGACTGGAGTATACCCAGCTCCAATCTTTTATCCTCGCTTGAAATGTCTATTGTTTGTCATATTATAATATAATCCGGTAAAAAAATCAAGTGAGGGGAAGTGCGAAAATGAGGAAGAAAGACCATATTAGAGACTATGCGATAGCGGCGTTCAGATTTTATAAGTCAGTCGGCGGAGTAAAAAAGTATAAAGATAAATTGTGGGACGACGCTCTGGCAAATCATAAATATTCCGGCGAAAAAAGCGTTGGAATCTCGAATCCTGTAGAAGCGGATATAATGCGGGCGCAGAGTGCTATAGACAACGCTTATGCGGCTGTCGCGGATTTAGAAGCGGTTGAGCGCACGCTCGATATAATCGCAAAGTATGACAACGGCACATATATTCGCAAGGCGTTGGAGATAGTATATATGCCGAACGAGTTCGGCGGTGAAGTCGATAAACCGATTGAGCGCGGTGATATACAGGATAGGGTACATAAAGCAGGGATATATATTCCGGCGGCGGAAAGCACGGTTTATCTTTATCTCTCGAAAGCGAGAATGATTTTCGCAATCGAGCGGGGACTGAGATTATAGAATTTTTATTATTTCAATCAACTTCGGAGTAGTGCGACCATATTTTGTGATATAATGTGTAAAGTCAATAATAGATTAAACGAAGCGGTTCTCGTTGTGAGGACCGTTTTCGTTTTAAAAACAAGGAAACAAAAGAAAAGAATTATAAATAAAATAAGTCAAAAATTTCGGAGGTTATAAAAAATGTCGAAATCACCAATAAGTTATCCGGGCGGGAAATTTCACTTAGCGGATAAAATAATAAGTTTATTTCCGGAGCATACATTATACGTTGAAGTGTTCGGCGGCGCCGGACACATTCTATTTAAAAAACCTGTGTCAGCCTGTGAAATATATAACGATATAGACAGGAATCTTGTATGTTTCTTTTCATCGGTCAAAGACAAATCGAAATGCGGCATTATTTATGATATGTTGGCGGCGACTCCGTATTCGAGGGATACGTTCAATAAATGCCTGTATCTTCTCACATGTGACGACATAACTAAGTTGAACTTGATAGAAAATTCTGACAACGAAGTTGTCCCGCCGAACGCGTTCGGCATTTCAACAAGTTCAACTATAGAACGAGCATATTGTTTCGCGGTTGTAAACAGACAATCATTCGGCAGTATGGGCGAGACATGGGGCGTGGATTTGAAAAGTAGTAAAACCGCATCTTCTTTTCACAACTCAAAAGAATTGTTGAACGCCGCCTGTGACAGGCTGAAAAATATTCAGTTAGAGAACAGCGATTTCAGATACATCATAAAAAGATACGACAGACCTGATACGTTGTTTTATTTAGATCCTCCGTATGCGTGGGATAATCGTTCATGCAGAAAAATCTATAAAAATGAAATGAACGAGACCGATCATATACAGCTTGTGGATATACTTATCGGCATAAAAGGCAAGGTAATATTGAGCGGATATGATACGGTTTTGTATAATAGACTCGTTGACGCCGGCTGGAGAAAAATAAGTTTAGGGAATGTGTCGGTTACGCTTAATATGAAAATCGGCGAAAGTCGAATAAGAAAGCAAGAATTTGTCTGGGTAAATTTCTGATATGGAAAAAATATATGAAACGCCTGGCAAACAAATTTATGCTTCACGCAAATGGCAGCGGTATAGATTACAGCTTATTCATGAGGCAAACGGTATCTGCGAATTATGCGGGAAAATGTGTGACAGCTCGTATCTGCGGGTACATCATAAGTCTGAACTCAATGAGATTAATATAAGCAACCCTGACATAGTATATGGCAGGGATAATCTGCAGGTTATATGTGCGGACTGTCACAATAAAGTTCACGACCGATTTGAAAATTATCTTGAGGAAAAAAGGCAGATAAAACTTGAACGCAAAGTATATATCATTGCGGGCGCGCCGATGAGCGGCAAGACGACATATGTGCAAGACGCTGCGACCGGATTTGATTTGATAGTAGATTTAGATAAAATATTTCAGGCGTTAAGCGTCAATCCGTTATATGATAAGCCGGCAGAGCTTACTGCCGCCGTGTTTGCGGTCCGCGATACGTTATACGATATGATACGGACGCGAGCTGGTAAACATCACGACAGCTATATCATAAGCGGGCGACCGATTGCGGAGCTTGAACGATTAGCCAAACAGATGTCGGCGGAGCTTGTCATAATAGAATCGAGCGAAGAGGAATGTCTTGCACGGCTTAAGTCAGACACAAGCGGAAGGGATAAAGATATGTGGAAAAAATTTATTTCGGATTGGTTTAATGTCAATAAAAATTTCATCTGCGAAACAAATTATGCTTTAAACCCACCCCCCGACCGAGAATTTGCACAGAGCCCTGAATGCTGATAGCGGATCCTGTCATGCCACGCGCACGAAAATTTCTATGTTTTTTTGGAAAGAGGCGAACGAGGGAAAAGTTTTGCAAAAAGAGGCGATAAAATGGAAGCAAACATGGCTAAAGTGGATGCGCAGGCAAAAAGGTTCGTGACGCTCGCAAAGAAATACGGAGTTGAGAAAAACTTCCTTTTTACCACGACTTTTGAGCATTATCTGATGCAGCTGAATATTCTGAACGATTTGAAAAAAGTGATAGAAAACGAAGGGATTTTAGTCACAAAAGAATATGTAAAAGGACGTGAAAATATATATGTTCATCCGGCAGTCGCGGAATATCACAAAGCGGCGGACGGGTGCAACAAGACCGCATCCCTGCTTATGAATATAGTTCTGAAAATGAAAAGTGACGATAAGAAGGACAAAAATAATATCGAAAAATTTTTGGACGAATTCAAGAAAAATAAAAAAAGGGCGGGCGATACCGACGAATTATCTTAAACGGTATATGAGCGAGATTAAATCTGGCAATATATTGGTCTGCGATTCGCTTAGAAAAGAATTGCGGCGGATGCAGAACATGATTGCCGATAAAAAATATATTTATGATACTTCGGAATTCGATTTGAAAATCGCGTTCCGTAAACGGTTCATCAAGCACACAAAAGCTCCGTTTACCGGGCAGCCGTTTGAGGCTATGCTATGGCAGAAAGCGCGGTATGAATGTCTGCTGTCCATGCGGTATAGGGATACGGGCAAAAAAGTATTCACGCGGTCCCTGCTTCTCGTGGCGAGAAAAAACGGTAAAACTACAGAACTGGCAGCTGAGGAAGCAGAGGAGTTTTTTCTTGGCTCCGGAGGCATCGATATATTCAACGCGTCCAACGACGCGGCGCAGGCTGATTTAGTACACACGGAAGTGAAGTCTATGATCGGCTGGGTCAGGGATCTGGAGGAGCTGACACATATTAATTTGCGCGGTATATGGCATAAAACTAATTATAACACCATACGGAAAATGACCGACAATCAGCGTAAAAAAGAGGGACGCGTCATCGGTTGGGCTGTTTTGGATGAGGTTCACGAAATGATGACCGCGACGCTTGTCAAAGCGATAGAACAATCAATGTCAAATAATCCGCAGCGGCTTCTTTCTATTATAACTACTGAAGGATATGTCAACGACGGTTTTCTCGACGAGGAGCTGAAACGTTGCCGTGAGATACTCGACGGCGAACGCGACGAGCCGTACTACTCTGTTTGGCTCTACGAGCAGGACAGCGAACAGGAAATATGGACTGATGAAAATTCGTGGCAGAAAAGTAATCCGTCACTCGGTGAAGTTAAGTCGCTCCAGTATATGCGCGAACAGGTAGAGCTTGCGCGAAAAAGCAAAAAGGAACGCGTTATGGTTCTCACGAAAGATTTCAACTTCCATATGAACAGTGCGGAAGCGTGGCTTAACACTGACGATTTTGCTTATGAAGCGTCGTTCGCTCCGGAATTTATAAAAGGCTGTATCTGCGTCGGGGCGATAGATTTTGCGCTTGTGGGCGACCTTGCAAGCGCAAAGATTTTATGTATGCATCCGGACGACAATAATAAATATATTTTACAGAGATATTTCATTCCGCGCATACGGCTGTCGATGGGCACGGAAGAGGAAAAAGCCCGGTTCGCCGAATGGAACAGTCAGGGACTTCTCGAAATATCGGAGGGCAACGAAAACGAGCAGTCGAAAATCGAGGACTGGTTTGTCAATCAAATACGTAAATACGGGTTGCGAATGTTCCGCATAGGATTCGACAGGTGGCAAATCAATACGAGGGGATTTATGGAGTCTTTCAAGAAAACATATAAAATCGATTTTGAAGCGGTACAGATGGACAAGAGGGTTTTGACTTCCCCGATGACGAGCGTGGAAAATGATTTCAAGTCACAGCTTATAAATTATAACGGACACCCGATAGACAAATTTTGTTTCAGCAACACGGCTATTGAGGTTGACAGCGACGGGTACATAAAGCCTGTGAAAGCGAACGGCAGGGTTGATCTGAAAATCGACGGCACGCTGACGCTTATTATTTGCTATGCGCTTATGGAGAAGTATCAGATGGAATTCAGAAATTATTTATAAAAATTCGAGGAAAAAAATATGAAGTGGCTCGACAAGCTGAAAAATAAAAAAATACATAAGCAGACATATAAAGATTTTAAATTCGGCGATTGGATTAAATCTTTCGGTTCTGATCCGATGGCTAATATAACGGTGCGAACCTGCATAAACAAAATAGCGACGGAGTGCAGTAAGCTGATACCTAAGCATATTTTTGTCAAAGACGGAATACAGTACACGCCACAAAGCCGATTGAATTATCTTTTTGAGTTCGCGCCCAGTCCGATTATGACTCCCAATGACTTTATATACAAGGTTATAAATAATCTGCTGATAAACAATAATGTGTATATTTATCCGTTATATGAGAATAACAGGCTTGAAGCATTATACCCGCTGAATCCGTCCGGAGTTGATATTAAAGAGGACGGGAGCGGGTATTTGTATGTCTATTTAGATTTTAAGGATTATAACATCACAATACCGTATGAAAATATAATACATCTGCGGCTGAATTATTCCCTCAACGATTATCTTGGTACGCTTGACAACAAGCCATTGTTATCGACGCTGGAGACATCGTCGAAGATAGAGCGGGGACTTGGAAAGGCTGTCGAGGTCGGATTACAGGTGTACGGGCTTCTGAAAGAAGATAATCTGCTTGACGAGGATAAAAAAACTGAGAGACGGAAAGAGTTTGAAAAGCAACTGAAAAATTCAAACGGTATCATAATCACCGATCTTGCTGAGACATATGTGCAGCTGAAGCCGGACCCGAAACTCGTCGACAAAGATACAATCGAATACATTGATAAAAAAATAATTCGCTGGTATGGGTTATCTGAACCTGTTTTAAACGGCTCCGCTACCGATGAGGAACACGAGGCTTTTTACAACGCTACAATAGAACCATTGGCGATTGCATTATCGAACGCGTTTACGAAAGTGTTATTTACGACGAACGAGTTGTATCACGGGAACAAAATAAAATTTTTCAGTCGGTTCACGCTTCAGACGAGTTTGAAAACAAGAGTGAATATTCTTGATATTGCCGGGCAGCGGGGTTTACTGACTGTGGATCAGCAGCTTGAACTTCTCGGCTATCCTCCGGTAGGCGGGGAACTCGGCGCGAAACGTTATATCAGTTTGAATTATATCAGCACAGATATTATAGATAAATACCAATTAACGAAAAAGGGGGTTACACCAAATGAACAGTAATAAAGAATTGCGTTCATTTAATATGCAGGACTTAAAATCTGAAGAAAACGGGACTATCACCGGACACGCCGCTGTTTTTGACAGTAAAGCGGACATCGGCGGCTGGTGGGAAGAAACTATCGCGAGGGGCGCGTTCGACGAAAGTGATTTGTCTGACGTGCCTTTGTTCAAAAACCACGATACCAGAGGCACGCCGTTGGCTCGGTCGCGCCGTAACAACGGAAACAGCACTATGACTATAAAAATTGACGGAGTGGGGTTGTATATATCCGCAAATCTGGATGTAGAAAACAATCTTGAATCCAAATCCGTTTACTCTTCCGTAAAGCGCGGAGATATGAATGGAATGTCTTTCATGTTTTCGGTTAAAGAGGAAAAGTGGTCGGATTTGAATACTGACTATCCCAAGCGCACGATTCTGAAAATTGAAAAAGTTTTCGAAGTTAGCGCAGTAAATTTCCCCGCATACAAAGCTACCGACGTTCAGGCGGCGAGTTCTGTTTCTGATTCTTCCGGAGTGGTGGATACCATGAGGGACGTTCTGGAGAGAGCGAAAAAGGATTTCAGACAAAACAGCGGTTTGGATTTGAGTATAGAACTCGCCAAAAGTAAGGCGAAATATAAAATTTAGAGGAGATATAATTTTTATGAAAACGTTAAAAGAATTATTAGAATTACGGGCGCAGGCGTTCGCGAAATACGATGGTTGCAAAACGGTCGAGGAAATCCGCGCCGTCGATGTCGAGATTGAAAAACTCGACCGTCAAATAACAGAGGCAAGAGCATTAGAGGCGGCTGCTCAGGCTGGTAATACACCTCCGGCTGACAAAGACAATAACCCGAATCCGCAGGATGGCGAAAAAAGAGCACAAAATTTTAAATCGGCTCTCACAGGAAATAATGCCGATTCAAAAAATACAGAGGTTATTGATAAACGTGACACTGCCGAATATCGGCAAGCGTTCATGAGATTTATGCAGACAGGAGAACTCAGCGACGTTTTAAAGCCTGATAAAGAATCAAGAGCGGACGTGTTCACGTCAAGCACGGACGCGAGCGCGGTCATTCCTACTACGATTCTGAACGAAATCATCAAAGAAATAAAAGTGCGCGGCACTATATTTTCATTGGTGCGCAAACTCAACATTGCGGGCGGCGTTCAGATTCCTATACTGACTGTCAAGCCGGAAGCCAAGTGGATAGGCGAAGGAGTCGGCAGCGACAGACAGAAATTACAGGCGAATACAAAAATCACGTTCACATATTTCGGGCTTGAGTGCAAAGTCGCGCAGTCGCTCATCACGCAGTACGCTTCGCTCACGATGTTCGAGATGGAAATCACGTCAATCATAGTGGAAGCCATGCTGTTCGCTATAGACAAGGCTGTGATAAGCGGGACGGGTTCAGGTCAGCCGCTCGGCATACTGAAAGAGACGCGCGTGTCGGCAGGACAGAAATTAACAGTCATACCCGCCGATTTTATTTCGTGGTCGGCATGGAAAAAGAAAGTGTTTGCGAAAATACCGTTATCTTATACCAACGGCATATTTGTGTTCTCGAAAGGCACGTTTGACGGGTATATCGACGGCATGGTCGATGACAACGGTCAGCCTATCGGGCGTGTGAACTACGGTATAGACGGTTCGACAATCGGCATGAGTTTCGGCGGCACGCGGGTTGTTCTGGTTGAAAACGATATAATACCGGATTATGACACAGCTGCCACGGACGATGTTGTCGGCATATATTTCAAGCCGTCCGATTATGTCATAAACAGCAACCTCGAAATGCGTATGGTCAGGTGGCTCGACGAGGACACAAATCAGTACGTTGACAAAGCTATATTGATATGCGACGGTAAGATGGGCGATGTCGGTTCTGTATTGCTTATAAAAAAGGGTGCGGCAAGCGGAACTTGATAGAAAATTCTAAGCACGTAGTACTTGAATTTTAAAAAAGTTCCGCATAGGTTAATTAGAAAAATCTAAAAATAAATAGCAATCAATAGTTTTTATAAAGGCGGCGATTATTATGGCAAGAAAAGGAAACAGTGTTAATGACGTTATACTTTCCAATCTGATAAAAAAATACAAATTACATCAGGGGTTCGCGGCAGAGGACAAAAGTTTCGACGATGTTATTCTGTTCAACATAGAAAGTTCTATAAAATATATTGTCAATGCCGGAGTAAGCGAGAAGCAGATAACAAACGGCGACGCCGATTTTGCCATAATACGCGGGGCATCAGATATGTGGGACGGCGATCGTTTCAGCCGACTGTTTTTCATGGCGGTGACACAAATTCGAGGCGGTGATTATAAAGCATGAAGAGGATAAACGGCGGAGAATTCCGCACTATGATAATAATAAAAAAGCCCATTGTCAAAACGTCCGATTCGGGTTTCGCAAAACGCGACAAAACCGACACTGAAAATATATTCGGCGAGGGTATAAACTCGTCAGAAACGAGTTTGTTTATCCCATGTAAGTGGGACGATAAACCGTACAACCGCTCGTATAAGTTAAGCGGGTTAGTCGACGGAGCTGAAGCGTCCCGCGATTATATTTACGCTCTTATAAATCACACCAACAAAGTCGATTACGACTGCGACATCTGGAAGGTCGGAGAGGACATACCTTATAATATTATCAACATAACGAATATTGAGGAGCGCAGCAGGTATTTGGAATTACAGTTAAGGCGGGTGGTACAGATTGATTGAAGTTGATGAATTGATTATGGAGACATTGGACGATTTACCTTGCAGAGTTTTTAAATACAGAGCTGTCACTAAAGACCCGACATATATTGTATTTTATATCTGGAACGAACATGATATATTTTACGCCGACGATGATCCGATCGGTACGGCATCAATGATCACGGTGAGTATTTATTCTGATGATGAGGCGAAACCTTTAGTGAAGCTCGTGAAAACAAAACTGCGCGGCGCGGGGTTTTCCATTGTCAGCAGTCACAGCGTTTACAACGAGGAGACCGACCGCATACAAAATATAATCGAAATATCATGCGAGGACATAAATTCACCGGAGGCGAATTTCGATCATGAGTGAAATCATTATTTTTGATAAGCAAATCGCGGATTTGCTTCAAGAGCTTAGGTTACGCGGAACGGAGATTCAAGTCGAAGCCGATGAGGAAATATCCGGTTTTATTGACGATACTTTTATTCCCACACTCAAATATAATTCTCCCGCGTCAGCAAAGGAAAAGAAAAACAAATACCGCGACGGCTGGATTAAGAAAAAGGACGGGAAAAGCAAATATTTCAGAGTAAGCAATAAAAACCGTCCGGATATGACGTATATGCTGGAATACGGTTTTGAGCGTACATATAAAAATAAGTCAGGGAAACCTACAAAAATATTTCGTGCCGGAGCGCGACCGCATATCAGACCTACAGTGGAGCAGACGGAATCAGTATTAATTAATAGATTAAAAAATAAATTAGGGGGAAATTAATTTATGGCTAAAAAAGATAAACCGTATGCGTTTGCGGGAGTAAGAAACGCAAAATACGCCTTGAGAGATGACGACGGCAAAATAAGCGATTCGGCAAAATCCGTTGAGCTTCCCAAAGCGAAGTCGCTTGTGCTTAACCCTGTCGTCAACACGCAGGATGTATACGCGGACGATACAAAATTAATAGCGATATTATCGGATCAGGGATACACCGGAACATACGGCTGTACAGGACAGGATGAAGACTTTGAGGAGGCTCTGGGCTTGATTATGGAACTGAATAGCGGGCTGACGGTAGCGTTGAAGCTGACAAGCCAGATCAGGTTCGATTTATATTTCGAGTACACGTTTTATCCTGCAGGCAAAAAGCCGTTCATAATGAAGACATGGATATATGGGGTAGAATTGGGAAAACCGTCGATAAATCACTCAACCAACACGCAAAACGTTACTATCGGAGAGTACCAGTACCCGCTCACTGTGTACGGCGAAATGGTACTTGACGAAAACGACAAGCCGCTCACGAACGAAGAGGGTTTCGAACTGGTTGCCCTAATGGCGCACAGCCGTCCTGGTGACGACAACTACGACACTTTCGGCGACGCTCCGCCTATACCGCAGGAAGAAGAAGATTAATCCATGAAAATCAAAGTAAAAATCGGCGAGGGTTATTATATGGCTGACGCGTCAGCTTTGACGGCTTTGCGGTACAGAGCGACGTTCAACAGGAGCGTTTTGACTAACGGTTTTACGGAAAGCGACGCGCTTGATTTGTTGTATGCCGCGGTTAATGATGAGTTGTCATATGAGGAATTTACCGGATATAAAAATAATAGAAAGTATGCGGCGGATATATATGTATCCGCCGCCGTAGTATTAAAGGAAATCATGAAAGACTCCGGTGTTAAGCATAATATTATAAAAAAAGTGGATGAGGATATTCAAGAAATAGACAACAGCGCGATATACGATGAGTTCTGCATTGTCGCTGTTATGACAAATATCGGGCTGTCGTTTGATTTGCTCCGCGAGGTCAGCATTATACAGCTGATATATATAATCGCGCAGACCTATGAAATGAAATACGGGAAAAAAGAGGATGAGTTTATGACCGATGATGAGATACTCGAAGCGTGGGGGATTGATGTTTCGGATTTAGAGGATATAGAGGTGTGAAATAATGGCAACTAAAAGTCAGTTGACAAAAGGTATCACAATACCTATAGGTGGGGATGCCACTTCATTTAATTCGGCAATTTCAGAAGTGAACAGTTCGCTCACAGCTACGGGTAAAGAAGTCAGCGCGCTGAAATCGTCTTTGAAATTGGAATTTGACGACGATAAATTCAAGCAGGCGCAGGATGCCGCTCAATGGTATTTGGAAGAGACGCGAAAAAAAGCCGATTATCTGAGAGAAGCCATAAAACAGGTATCAGAGGGTAATGATCCGAAAAAGAATGAGCAGCTGCAATATCTGAATACCGAACTACAATATGCTGAAAATGCCGCGAAACGTGCAGAAAATCAACTTAATGATTTAAATAAAATCCGTTTCGGCAGCATACAGAATTCTTTCAAAGATACCAACAAAGAAATAGACATTACAAAAGAAAAGACTGAACTCTTACGCGATCGGCTTGATATAAAAATCGATAAAAATACTGTCGCCGAATTTCAAAAAGCGGCACAGGAACAGATAGATAAAACCAACGAAAAACTCCTGCAGATGAAGCAGGTCATGGCGGACATTGCGAGTGCGGACCCGAACGCCGCGGCAACCAAGGAATTCAAAGAACTCGAAAATCAAGTAATCAGCCTCGAAAATGAAGTTGTACAAGCGGCAAAATCTATTAAAGAAGTAAACAAGATCCGGCTTGACGAAATAAACGAACAGTTCCAGAAAGCGGGAGATAACATTGCCGGAATCGGCAAAGCTATCTCCCCGGTTTCCCTCGCTGTGTCCGGCGCGATAGGCGTCGGGGTCAAGGCGGCGATTGATTTCGAGCAGGCTATGTCAAAAGTAGAAAGCATAATCGGCTCAACCGGGGCAGAAACGGAACTCCTGAAAACGAAAATCCGCGATATGAGCGAGGTGACTGTATATTCTGCGACAAATATTGCCAACAGCGCAAAAATGGTCGCAGAATCGGGCGGGGACGTCAATTTGATGATGGAGCAGCTTGAGCAGGGCGCGAATTTAGCGACGGCGACGCAGTCCGATTTGGCAATGACTCTTGATTTTTTGGGAAGCACAGTGAAATCATTCAAAGTTGACGCCGAAGATATTCGGGCGGCGGTTGACAGTATAACGACAGTTACCACAAAAGCAAACCTTGAGTTGCTGCAGTTAGCCGAATCGTATAAAAATATAGGCGACTCCGCGGCAAAAGCCGGATTAGATATTAACGACACAAACGCCCTGCTCATAATGTTATCCGAAAACGGGCATAAGGGCGGGACCGCTGGGACTGAATTAAGCGGCGTATTGCGTAATTTATCCACTCCGACCCAAAAAGCAAAAGATGAGTTAAACGCATTAAACATAGAATTATACGAAGGCGGAAAACAGCGCGATATACTGACTGTCGCGGATGAACTTACCAAAAAGCTCGCAACACTCGACGAGGAGTCAAGGAACGCGGCGGAATCAGTCATTTTTGATACAGTTTCATTAAAAGCATGGAACGTTATTACAGGCGAGGGCATTGATTCTGTAAAGGAATTGAGCGACGAACTTTCAAAGTCATCAGAGGCGTTCGGCGGAATAGGACAAGCGGCGGGAATGGCTGCGGAACTGACAGGTACGACGACGGGACGGCTTCAGATTTTGAAAAATCAGATCGAGAACCTCGGCGCGTCGTTCGGGGAGTTATTACTGCCGACTGTGCAGAAACTCACGGGAGGCGTAAGCGACTTTGTGAAATGGCTCAACAGCCTCGACGACAGCACGAAAAATAATATCCTGCGCATCGGATTGTTTGTTGCCGCACTCGCCCCGGCGTTGACTATAATGGGAAATATAACGAAAGGCATAAGCAGTCTCATAACCCAGATAAGCATACAAGTCGCGGCTCACGAAGCTCAAAAAGTCGCGACGGACGCGGCTACAATCGCCCAAACCAACCTTAACGTCGCAATGTCGGCGAATCCGATCGGGATAGTTGTCACGGCTATAGGCGTGCTTGTCGGCGTACTCGGTGCGATGGGGTTAGCCGGGGCTTTGACTACGGCGACGGATAAGACGTCGGAGCTGAATAAAAAGCTCGAAGAAAATAAAAATGTGTACGAATCCGCGAAAAAATCCATAGAGGATAATAAAAACGCTCAGGAAGCGGAACTCGACAAAGTTGAGCGGCTGATTCCGCAATATGAAGAGCTCAACAAAAAAGTTGATAAGACATCGGAAGAAAAAGAGCGGCTTAAAATCATAGTCGAGGAAATAAACAGGATTCTTCCGGGCGCAATAAAACTTATAAACGAAGAAACCGGAGCCTATGACACTCAGAATTTGTCAATACAGGATTTAATCAAAAATAAGCGAAAACTCATAGAATCGAAAATGGATGAGGACAAGGCTTCCGCTCTCATAAGTTATAACAGAAACCTTCAAACTACTCAAACGGAAACACAATCTGAGTTAGATACAACTATCAGAGATTATATAAGCAAATACGGCGGTTATCTAACCGAAAAAGATAAGCGATTAATCGCTACAGGACAATTTGACTGGAACAAAATTTACGATATAGCCCCTATAAATGAATACGGCACGTTTGATGAAAAGAATTATGGCGTATCCCAGATTGATAAAATCATAAATCTGCAGAGCACCATAAAAGATGCCGCAAAAAAAATTAATGACAATAATGCCGAAATAGACAAATTACTGGAAAGCAGCTTTGACACACAAGCCGTGGTTGGCGGTACTGGCGGAAATAGCGGCGGTGGGGTTGATAATGCCCCCGCAAACATGGCTAAAAAAGAATACGACCAGAAAATAGCGTTGATAGAACAAGAAAAAGCGAAAAAAATCATATCCGCCGAGGAAGCCAACGAACAGATATGGAAAATAAACAATGCATATTACGAAAAGGGTTCTACCGAACTTATCAGAGCTGAAACACAATATTATTCCACAAAAATTAGTCTAAGCGAAAAGTCAGCAAAAGACACTTTCGACATCGAAATGGCTGGAATAAAAAATTCGAAAACACAAGGTTTATTGACGGAGCGGGAATCACTTGACAAAATATACGCACTGAAACAGGCATATTACAAAGACGACGAAAAAGCCTTGCTTGACGCTCAAACCGAGTATTTGACAGGTATAGAAAATTTAAATAAAAAGTCCGAGCAAAAAAAATCGTCCACATCTAAGTCTGATAAAACTGCCACTTCCGAAAAGGAAAAAACGCCGGAAGAATTGTATAAAGACGAGAAAAACCGGCAAGACCTCGTGTTCAACGCCCAGAAAGAGGGCGATAGAGATTACGAACAGCATTTGCAGAACCGTATTGAGCTCCGTGATAAATATCTTCAGGAGGACAGCGACGAGTGGTTGAGAGCAACGGCGGAAATAAACAGTATGCAGTCAGCTCTCGAAAAAAAGAAAGAGGACGACGATAAAAAGGCGGCTGACATTAAATTAAAAAACGAAAAAGATAACTACGACAAGGGACTCCAGCAATTCAAAGATGATCTTGAGGACAGAAAGATTACATGGCAGGAATATTACGACGGCTTGGTGAAGCTCAAGCAGGATAACGCCGATTATTTGAGCCGCGAGGACAATGACCGCATCGCCCGGAGCCTAAACAAAGAAATCGAAAAAGCTCTGTCGGAATCGCAGAAAGACATCATTACCGTTTTGAAAAAAAATTACGCCGACGGTCTTATAGATTTTCAAGAGTTTATACAAAAATATAAAGAATATGCGGACGAGTTTTATTCGGGCAACGAGGAGACTCTAACAAAAGCATACGACGACATCGCGAAAATCACTGCCGGTTATGCAACCGACGAAATGTCGAAAATCCAGAAGATGTACAATGACGAGCTTATCAGCTTCGACGACTATATACGGCAGTACCTCGCAAAAGCTGCCGAGTTGTACGGCGCCGACAGCGAACAGTATAAAAAGGCTGAACAGACTGTCACCAATTCAAAAGAGCAGAAATACCGCGAGGAAAAAGAATATAAGGACTGGCTCCGGAGTATGGGCGTTATCGACGACAAACAATATTACGACGATATGCTGAAACTTGCCGCCGAATATCTTGACAAGGACAGCAAACTGTGGCGTGAAGCCATGCTTGCCCAGTATAGCTACAAACGCTCGGAAGCGGAAAAAGAGCGTAAAGCCTATGAAGATGACCTGCGCAAACGTCAGAAAGCTTTGGACGATAACCTCAAATCCGAAGAGAAAGCTATCGAGGACCAGAAGAAGGAAATCGAGCGTCGGTACAAGGAGGAGCTGAAGACTAAGCAGGACGCCATAAAACAAGCGTATGACGACCGCGTGAAAGCGATAGACAAAGAGCTCGACGCGGAGAAATTCAGGCTCAGCACCGTTATAGCCGGTATCAACGACGAAATCAAGAAACGTCGTGAGTTGCGCGAGGATGAGGGACAGGACGACAAAATCGCCAGAGCGCGCAAGGCTCTTGAAGCGGCTGTTGCTGAAGCGGAATTCGAACGCGACGATTTCACAAAACAAAACTTAGAGCAGGAAGTCATACGTCGCCGCGAGGAGCTCGACAAGTTGTTGCAGGAACGGGATGACACTGTCTTCAACCGCGCCAAGGAAGCCGAAAAGACCGCGGTGCAAGAACAAATAAAAACGCTTGAGGATAATGCCAAATCTGCGAAAGAGGCGGCTAAAATCGAAATGGAAGCGGCTCTCTTAGCCGCTGAAGCCACGGACGAGCTGAACGCCAGACTTCAGGAGCTCGACGACAAACTCGCCGAAATCCGCGACAGGTACGAACAACATACCGCCGCCATAAACGAAATGCTCAACGCGCAAACAGCGGAAGTAAATACAATGGGCATGGTAGTATCTGCGTATGATGAGATGTCAGGCAAAACCGGGGAAGCGGCGGGGAAAAAAGAGGAGTTGACCGAAGCTGTGAAAAATCTTGACACTAAGCTCCTTGAATTTATTCCCAAATTATCTGAAGAAACGACATTATACGAAAAACAGGCGGCGGCGTTAAAAGAGATCATAGCCGCGAAAGAACAGTTAGCGGCTTTAGCGCAGGCTGAAATGTCGGCAATCAACTCCGCGCCAAGCGGCGGCGGAGGTAACGGAGGAAACACCGGAGAGGTTCCATACTGGAGTAAATCCCGCGGCGAGGGCGAAGTGGAGCTGGAGCCATGGGCTGAACCGCTGAACCCAAATTCGCCGCAGACGAATTTACCTCAGCATACGCATAATAAAGTAGAGGTTGACGTAAATATAACACACTCGCAAACTGCCGAACAGTTTGAAAAAACGTTGGAAGACCGTATGTCACCGTTTTTTAAGAAAATGTTACAAAAGACAATGGGGGCGATGCCGTGAAAAAAATAAGGTATGAAAGCGACAACGGATATAGTATAGAGTTCAGCGAAAAAAAGCCGTATATTTTAGAAAACATAGACGGCAACGGACTGACCGGGGAAGCTAACTCGGTGAAAGCTCCGGGCAGAGACGGCAAGACTACATACAATCTGACTCGTTCGCAGAGGAATATTCAGATAAATTGTTCTATTGCCGTAAAGGGTAATAACATCAAGCTGATGAAAAAGACGTTATCTGAAAACCGCGACTACGCTGCCCGATGTTTCGATCCAAAATATTTTGGCACGCTCTGCTATTACGCATACTCCGGCGACCGCGGCAAACAGATACGGTGCAGACCTACTGGCGTTCCGGCATTCGAGAACGATTTCAACAACCTCGTGAAGTTTAGATTAGGGTTCGAGAGCGATGATTCGCTGTGGGAGAAAATCGACGCTTTATACGCCTCGCTCGGCATGAAAGGCAACAATTACCGATTTCCGCATTTCACAGGAGCTCCGTCTGCATTCTCGTTCGTAAGCGCGAAAGCGGCGTTATATAATTCTACTTTGTACGATATATCGCCTGTGGTTACGGTATATAATTCCGCGGTTCCGGTGCATGTGGTAAACGTCAACACAGGCGCGTTTCTCAAATTCAAATGCCCGACGGGAAAAGGTCATCGGCTGATAGCCGACGTTAAGAACACAACCGCCGTGCTTGAACAGTATATTAATAACAAATGGGTATATAAACAAAATGTAATCCATTACCTGACTTTAGATTCCGACTTAACAAATTTTGTAATCGCGCCTGGCGAAAACGAGTTCAAAATCATGGAAATCGGCGAGGATGAGACTCCCATATTGGTTATCCAGGCGCATGAGCCTATAATCGGGGTATGAATTTATATGGAAATAAGAATATTTGATTGGGAAAACGGCGAGTTTATTACACGCTTTATCACATATAAGGCGTCGAATCAAAAGTATAAAGTCCACGCTTTTGAGCCGTCCGGTTTCAGCTTCGATTTCCCGCTCGGCGAATACGGAGCATGGGAGTTCAAGCGCGGACGGTTTGTATTGATTGAGGATTTTATCGGCGTAATAGAGGACATCAGGCGAAACACTGACGCGAATAACGACATGATGAGCATCAGCGGAAAAGATATAAAGGGACTGCTCGCGCAACGGATAATAATTCCTATCACTTTCTCAGGCATCCAAGGCACGGCGGGTTATGACATCGCTACAGGTTGGACGGATGCGTGTATCAAACACTTCTGGCGCAACAATATCAGCGTAAACGCGGAGCTGAACCGCCGCTTCCCGTTCATCATAATCGGTGCGGACAAAAACATCGGCACATCCGACGACAAATATATGGCGCGGTTCGAGAAACTGTCCGATGTTACCGCCGAACTCGCAAACAATGCAAACGTAGTTATCACGAGCAAGCTCGTGGGCGCAACTCCGCAAATCGAAGCGGGGACGATACTGCTTGACGTTGTTTTACCGACTATGAGAACATATAATTCAGATCAGCCGCTCATATTATCGCTGGATCGTCAAACCGCGTTACAGCTTGAGCATATACAGGAGGCTGGCGGTTATCGCAATGCTTTCTACGCAACCCAAAGCGGCGCGCAGTTCGCCGACGAAACTCTGACAATGTTATACGTTCGCGACGGCGAGACCGAATCTGCCAATTTGGATCGGCGTGAGGAACATATTAATGTTTCGGTCAACACTCCGGTCGCAGGGCAGGAATACAACGAAATGCGGCGGCAGGCGGTTCATGATATGCTGAACTACGAGGAAACAAATACGCTCTCCGCACATGCGAACTTTACCCACTTGAAATATAAGCGCGATTACGACGTCGGCGATTTTGTCACGGTTCAAAATAAAGATTGGGGAATCGAAACCGACATTCAGATAACCGCCGTCGAAATATCCGACGACGCTTCCGGACGAACTGAAACCATGACGCTCGGCACAGGTGAAAAAAGCTACATAAAACAGATTCTAACCGAAGTTAAAAATATATGAATGAGGAGTTGAAAAAAGAATGATAAAAAGTTTTCCGTTCGCGGGGATATTCACGGGCTATGACGAGAACGGATTTCCGCGAAGCGACCGCGACTACAGCGAGGAGGATCTGGCGAGGTATGTGTCCGATATTTTTTCCGACGGCGTACTCGAACATGGCAATAATGCCTTGATGGTAACGTCTAACGGAGGCATGAGTGTGCGTATAAACTACGGTGCGATAAATATCAGAGGGAGGCACGGGTACATTTACGAAGAGCCGGAATACCTGACTCTCGACCCGGGCGACGATCTTCCGAGAATAGACCTGGTAGCCATGCGGCTTGACACATCGATTGAAGTCAGGGCAATCACGCCGGTAGTAATACGCGGCACGCCATCCGCAGACCCTGTTATGCCGGTACTAACACGCAATAATATTATATACGACATGGTTCTCGCATCGGTTTATATACCTGACGATGTGTACAGCATAACACAGGACGATATAACTGATATACGGAAAGACGAAGATTTATGCGGCACGGTTTATAGAATCGGGAAGACTAGAAGAAATATTGGGGACATATTCATACAGAGCTATCCGTCAGCCAACCCGAATGACCTGTTATGTGACGGACGATATTACGACCCTACTGTATATCCCGACTTACATGCCAAGTTGAGCACTTTGGGGCTGTATAACCCTAACCAGTGGATTATGAACCAGATTACGCCGGAATTTGCAGGTTCCAGCATAAACGGCGTATGATGGTCTCCGCAGTTAGGTATATTTGTAGCAGTCGGAGGGGTAGGGAGCGGGTCGACATCCACAGGTTATACTAACTATGCCCTATTCTACACCTCGCCGGACGGAATAACGTGGTCATTGCGTAATGTTATTGCACTTGGAGGAAGTGGAGTAGTGCCAAATATACAGTCTGTAGCTTGGTCTCCGCAATTAAATCTATTTGCGGCGGTTGGAGGCGGAGCATACGGAGTATATTATACATCTCCTGATGGTGTAAACTGGACGGGTGGAACTATAACAACTTCAAAAGTCATATATGATATTGCATGGTCTCCTGAACAGAATTTATTTGCTGTTACCGGTATAAACTCAAGTAATGTTGGGGTAGTTTACACTACGCCAAACGGAACAACGTGGACGCTCGCAAAAACCTTTTCCGCACAGGAATATTACCAGTCTATTGCATGGTCTCCTGCCTTGAATAAGTGGGCTTTGGCGGGTCGTTTTTCGTCTAATGTTGTTGGAGTTATAGCTACAACTTCTGATTTTGCAACGTGGAATAGTCCATTAAACCTTAATTCAGGCACGTCAATTTCATATATGTATGCAGTAACATGGTCTCCTGAATTGCATTTGTTCGTCGCGGCAGGAATGAGCCAAGTAGTTAATCAGGGAACATTATTTTATTCCTCCTCAGATGGCTCAACATGGACTCAGAGATTGAATACAGGTCAAACAGCCCGAGATATTATAAACCGAATAGCATGGTCTCCAACATTAAATTTGTTTGTTGCCGTTGGTATAGACCTAACGACAGGGACTTCCATAATCTACACATCATCGGACGGTATAAACTGGACTCTTAGCAACACAACGATAGGCGTTGCCACTCTTTTGGGAGTAACATGGTCGCCGGACAGACGCCTGTTTGTTTTAGTAGGAGAAAATCCATTTGGACGTTTTTATTCTATGACAGACAAACCTATATTACCGAGCTATAACGAAATTATGCAATACACCTACATAAAGGCAAAGGAGGATATATAGAATGTATTATTTAGTGCCTAACGCAAAAAAGGAAGCGTCCATATATGGATTTGAGCCTGATGACAAAGAATATTTAGCAGTCGAAGAATTACCTGAACGTATATATGACCGTGTTGGTTATTTGACACAGTTATATGCCGACATTGAAACTGGCAAAGTATGGTGGGACTGGATTAAACTTCAATCTGAACCCATCGTCGCCTCGGACACATTCAGCGTCAAACCGGCGAATGTACCAACAGAGAATAATGCCGCGTAAACCAGCGAACCCGGACCGCCAGGCAAAGACGGACACGATGGTTTGGACGGACTTCCAGGGAAAGACGGCAAAGAAATAGAATTATCCGCAGTAGACACAATCTTACGCTGGCGTTATGCGGGAGACGCAGAATGGACTGACCTTTTTTCAATCCCGCAGCCCGCGCTTGTCTTTTTGCCGCATTTGTGGTCTGTCGAAAAAGAAATTGATTTGGGAGACGGTTCATACGGATACAGGAAAAAAGGGACATTCACAACGTCCGGGACAAATCAGGCTGCGACTTTATTGATATGGAATCCGGGGGAGAAAATCAACTTTATAGATCACACAGGGTTCTGGACGGTGTCCGGAAGCGGGAATACAGAGCCGTTCGGCTGCTCAAACATAGCAGCTGCTCAGCCGGGAACATATTCGACGTATGTCTGGCAGTCAGCCGCTACTTTTGATGTGTCGCTTGGCATAGATGCGCAGTCGGCGATAACGAACGGTCTTTACGACATTCAGATAAAATACACGAAAGGAAGTACATAAAAATTATGAAGTGGGTTTACATTGAAACGACGGCTACGGCGGTCGGCGGATTCATAGGTTGGTTTTTCGGTGGGTACGACGGGTTGATTAAGGCTCTGCTCATACTCGCCGTAATCGATTATGTCACCGGACTTATACAAGCGTTCGTTAATAAAGAAGTTTCAAGCTCAATAGGGTTTAAAGGTATCGTTAAAAAGTTCGTCATGTTCCTCATCGTGGGGGTGGCGAACGTGATAGACAATCACTTTCTGAACCTGATTAGTCTTACGCGAACGGACGGCAATATAATCCGCGACGGGGTGATACTGCTTTTCGCCGTGAACGAGGGTATATCTATACTGGAAAACGCCACGCTTATTGGCGTGGTTATACCCGAACAACTCAAAAACGCTCTGCTTCAGTTAAGAGGCAAAAAAGACAAAAAAGATGATGATACGGGGGAAAAATAGACATGAACACTTTAATCTTAAATTTCACTGTAAAGACTCAGAGTATATCTTTCGTTGACCGTCGGCAAGTCGTCGCGGACAGCAAGCAATATCTTTATGTCGCTTTCAAGTTCATAACTAAATGGACTGGCAGTATATATGCGTTGTTTTACGATTCTAAAGGTTTGGCAAGTATACCCATAGAAAAACCGTTAGACAAAAACAAAGGTGTTTTCGTTCCACCGGAACTTATCAAGACGCCGTTTTTCTATGTATCACTATACTGTTTAGATATAAATTCGGCGGAGCTGAATTTGGAACAGCGAATCACAACAGGCTTGCAACAGGTCGCTGTCGCCGCGAGCGGTTACTCCGACGACAGCGTGCCGCCGTTGCCGCCTCCTGATATGTATGAGTATGTGTCAACACCCGCTGATGAAACGGGCATGAAGCAGATAAAGCAAATAGACGGCGCGGTAAAATACAGCAACGACGGCGGGATGACATGGAACGATACAGCAGGGGGCGAATCCGGGAACGGAACAAGCGGGGAATTATGGCTTCCGTCTGTCGATACAGACGGCAATCTGTCATGGGAACGTTCGGCAACAACAGAACCGCCGGAGACGCAAAATATAAAAGGAAAAGACGGCACGGATGGTGATGACGGCGAAAACGGTTCGCGATGGCATAAAGGCGCGGTGACTCCAAACCCGTCAATCGGTGATGTAAACGACTGGTATATCAATACAGACACTTACGATGTATACAATAAAACGTCGGAAACTACATGGACGTTTCAAGTCAACATAAAAGGTGTTGCGGGAGTAGATGGAGTCTCAGCATTTACGTCCGCACAGACAGGTGGGTATACGGGAGACGAAATACAGTTTTATTCTGATTTGGCGGGAGTGCAGAACCTCAACGACGCGCTTACCGTTATACTGGGGGTGTGATTTATATGACGCTGGCAGAAAATCTCACAGCATTACAGACGCTCAAACAGGATTTCCATGATACAATTACCGGTATGGGAGCGGATTTGACGGACGTGCCGTTTACAGACTACCCAAGCCATATCCCGCAGTCGTCGAGCGGCGGAGGCAGTGCTAACTGGACGCGTCCGGCTGACCGTCCTGTAAAACCTGCTATGTCCGACAACACCATACTAATGTTGTTCGGCGTGGGAAGTATGTCGCCGAACGATATGGCGTTTCTGATAACAACCAACCCGACTACTGCCGGCTATTCGGTGGACTGGGGCGACGGCACTGTCGATACATATAACAGCAATGTCAAAGCCGAGCATATCTACACATATAGTGCGGTGAACGCCGCTGTTGATAGCAACGGCTACAAAATGGTATGGATAACTGTTACGCCGAACAGCGGCAATATTTCCGCGGTTAATCTGTATCAGAAACATTCGTCGAGGGCAGGAACTTACTCTGTCCCACAGGTTTTTGAAATGTATATACAATGCCCTTATATGACAGGACTTACTTTTTCCACAGCGAATGTTCCTTCAACGGCTCAGTACAGCTTATTAGAGATATTCAGCTTAGATGTGAACAATATTACTGGGGCTATGGATTATCTTTTAATTTCCTGTTTAAACCTAAAAATCATAGAAAAGTTATATATAGAAAAAGCGAGCGTGTTATCATATTTTATGCAAAACTGTAGAACGTATAACCAACCATTCCCTGAAAATGTGACGTTTAAAAATGTGACAAATTATTTTATAAATAACTGTTCTTCATATAATCAGCCGTTCTCTGAAAATGTGACATTCAGCAATGCGGCAATGAATTTTATGGCTAATTGTTTTTCATATAATCAGCCGTTCCCAAATAATGTGATATTTCCCAAGGCGGCAGAATATTTTATGCTAAGTTGTTCTTCATTCAATCATACTGTGACGGTAGATTTGTCAGGTCGGACATCAGCAATAGGTACAAATTTCATAAGTAATGCGAACTATGCGCAAAAGGGCTTACGGCTCTTGAATATGGGCACAGTGCATACTGCGCTGAACATTTCAAACTCCAACATGGACAGGGACGCGCTGGTGTTGTTGTTCGGCGACCTTGCCGATAGAACCGGGTTGACAGCGGGGACGATTACCATTACAGGGTGTTACGGCGCGTCGAAGCTCTCATCAGACGACCGGGCGATTGCCACTTCCAAAAACTGGAATATCGTCGGGTGATGAAATAAAAATATACGGAGGAAAAAAATATATGTCAAAAAAAATAGTATTTGATGCCGGACACGGACTTACGACTGGCGGTAAACGTACATTGAACGGCTCAAACGGCGTTGTAAATGAATGGACGATGAATAATAATGTATGCAATTACGCAAAAACCATATTAGCGGATTACGACGTAGAAGTCTACAGGGTAGACGATGTCACGGGCAAAACAGACGTGCCGTTATATGAACGCACAAACAAAATCAATCAGATTCACCCAGATCTGTTCGTCAGCATGCATCATAACGCGAACACAGGCGTATGGGGGATATGGGGCGGCGTCGAGACGTATTCGCACATGAATAAGCGAGATGAAGAACTGGCGGTTCGTTTCGCTGCAGAAATATCAAAGCTCACGGGACTCAGAAACAGGGGAGCGAAAAAGGAAAACTTCCACATGATACGCGAGACGAAATCTACAGTGCCGTCAGTGCTTTGTGAGGGCGGATTCATGGACAGCACAACCGATTATTCTGTTATAACGTCGGAAAAAGGTCAGCGAGCATATGCTCAAGCTGTGGCGAACGTTTGTATATCATATCTCGGACTTAAAAAAAAACTAACATAA